AGGCCAATGTCTCTCGAAGCTGTATCCTCCTATGTGTCTATGCGTTTCGTTTCGTTAGTGTGTGATGCAGGGCTTTCCACCGTGCTTGTCTTAGGACGCTGTCAGACTTTGGATCAAGGCGCTTGGCTACTCGCTGTCTAACTTGTCGCTTTCGATGTGATTATTTAAAGCAAATCAAAACAGGTATGTAAACCCACCTAGAGCAACTTTCTTATAAGCTATTGATTTTAAACGAAACAAAGTTGAATTGCGATTCACGCGCGTATACGGGTACATATTATCCGCGATAAAAGCTTTTATTTGTGATCACATTTGTGGGGTGTGTCTTAATTTGTGATCACATGGGGTAGGGTATATTATGCACGTCTTTTGTATTTGTGATCACAAAAGTAAAAACCCAACAAAATCAACACACTAGCACTATCTACTGATAAACTATCAGTTAATTTATTCAATAAAATCAGTAGCTTAACACCCTTAGCCGGGATAAAAATACAAAATCATATATATGAATACTTGAATGTGGACCCTGCGAGGGCCATGCGGGGTATGGCGGTACACGTATATGTACAAATACACAGAAGTGATTTTTAGTTTTAGCAACTTATACGGGTATTTCATGTATATACACCAGTATATTAATCACAATATGTTACAATACTGTAATATTTAGCAGAAAGGGGGTTGACTAGGGGTAAAATATAGGTACAACTGCGGAGCAGGAGCAGCAGAGTTAAACTTTTAGTGTATTAACATAAATAAAGTAATAAATAATAAATAGTTAAACTTTATATAAGAGTGTTGCAATAAAGAAAGTGGACATAGGTAGAGTTTAACTCTTGACATATTCACTATTTTATATGTATACTATTATCAAGTAACACACAATAATAAGTATAAACATAATAGTGTTACACTATAGGTACGTGTCACGAATATATGTGTCACTCTTCCTCTTGTCTCCTCTCCCTCACACGTAGTTTGCGACACGTACCTTTTTTCTTACAAAGGTATTGACAATGAAACGTAAGCATATACAACTATATGCAGGTGATAACGTTATTGAAGAGTTTTACTCCGCTATAGCCGAAGGTAACTCTCGTAAATTACAACGCATACATATTCCCCGTAGTGATGTATTCTATGTTCGTGCTGCAATAGAGCAGGACACTGGAGTTAGGTACTCCTTAGACCATGTAGAACGAGCTATGTACTTAGAGGGTATGCTTGATCGCAAAGATGTATTAGACCCTGATAGAGAGCGAGACTATGGATAACCTAAAACTACCTATAGCACTTGTGCTTGCTATGGCTGCTCAGCTAGCAGGCGGTGTGTGGTGGGTATCACAACAGGCAGCAACTATTGCTAGCCTTGAAGAGTCTGTACAGCAGTTTGCTAGTAAGATGGCGGTAGAGGATAGCGTCAATCTGAAGCGTGATGTGCAGGATAACGCAGACTACATAGCTGGTGCGTTTGACGAGATAGATGAACTTTGGGAAGAGACTGAAGAGTTGTGGGACGAGGCAGCATCAATGGCAACCCATATGACTAGTATCATGCAGCTACAGCAAAGAGTTGCATTACTAGAAAACAGCTTAAAGTTTCTTAACAGAGTGGACACCCCTAAATCTGATATGCGGTAATGGACCCCGTTTCCTGCATAGCTTTAGCCAGTGGCGCTTATAAAACGCTTAAGGCAGCTATATCCACGGGTAAGGATATACAGTCTATGGGTAGTACTTTGGCTACTTGGGGTAAAGCTGTATCAGATTTTAGTAAGCTAGAGGAGCGTTCTAAGAATCCACCTTGGTGGGAAAAGACGTTCAAGGGTAGCGACGAAGAAAACGCTATACTCATTTGGAATCAGCGCCGTAAGCTGGACGAAATGAGAAAAACTATTAAGGATGAAATATCTTTTTTGTATGGGCCATCAGCTTGGGAAGAGGTTCTACGTATCGAAGCAGAGCAAAGGCGTATACGAAAAGAAGCTGCATATGCTAAGCAAGAGTTTGTGGATAAATTGATTAACTGGACAGCAGGCTTAGCTATTGCTATAATAGGGTTAGGAACTCTAGTTTTTATTATTTACTTAGTAGGAGTGTCCCAAGGTAGATGGTAGATGAGACTAGTCGAGATAGGCAGATTAAAGTATGCTTTATATGACGACAACGGCAAACTACTTATATTAACGTCTTACAAACGGATAGCTGAGAATATGGCACGAGACTACAAAAAAGAGTATAAGAACTATCAGGGTAAGCCAACCCAGCGCAAACGTAATGATGCACGTAAAACAGCTAGACGTAAGATGGAAAAGGCTGGTAAGGTTCGCAAGGGTGATGGCAAAGATGTGGATCACAAAGATGGCAACCCTAAGAATAACAGTAGTAAGAACCTAAGAGTTACCAGTAAGTCAAAGAACCGTAGCTTTAAGCGTACTAAAACAGCAGGAAAAGCATAATGGCTAAACCAGCAAAAGGCAAAATGTTTGCTAAGAAAGTTAAGAACTCGAAGACAGGACGTACTCGTACTGTATCGTTTGGACAATCTGGTAAAGCTAAGGATGGTGGTAAACGTATTCGTCCTGGTACTAGCAAGGGTGACTCATACTGCGCACGTAGCGCTGGGCAAATGAAAAAACACCCTAAAGCAGCTAAAGACCCGAATAGCCCATTGCGTTTATCCCGCGCTAAGTGGAAGTGTAGTGGTACTAAATCGCGGAGATCATAATGCCTACACCTACGAATAAGAAACTATATGCACGTGTAAAGGCAGAGGCTAAGAAGAAGTTTGACGTATGGCCCAGCGCATATGCATCAGCTTGGTTAACTAAAACCTATAAAGCACGTGGGGGCAAATACAGTGGCAGCAAAGCAAACAAAGTCAAAAAGTAAAAAAGGTGGCTTAGGTAAGTGGTTTGGTGAGCAGTGGACTGACGTTAAGACAGGCAAACCCTGTGGTCGTAGCTCAGCTAGTAAATCAAAACGCCCTTACCCAGCTTGTAGACCTAAAGCAGTAGCAGGTAAGATTAGCAAGAAAGAAGCAGCTAAGAAAACGGGACCAAAGAAAGTTAAGTGGTCTACGACAGCATCAGGTAGGAAGAGAAAGTAATGGCAAAGACTAAATGTCCTAAGTGTAAAGGTAAAGGCTGCTCTCATTGTGGCGGCACAGGGTATCACAACAACATGAATGAAGGTGGAATGATGAACGCAGGTATGAAAGCTTTGAAAAAAGAAGCACCAGAAGTAGCTAAGAAAATGGGTTATGGCTACGGTGGTATGACTAAAAAGATGAAGATGAACAAAGGTGGCTATTGTGGTGCATCTAACCCAGCAGAACGTCCTATGAAAATGGCGCATGGTGGAATGGTACATAAGAAGAAAAAATAATGAGCTACTTTAATAAATATGAAAAAGCTTTAACAAAAGCTGGCTACCGTCTAAACGGTAAAAATGTTTATGATTCACGAGGTAATCATGCAGCACTGGAGGACCGTTTTGGTAACGCTTACATTAATGATCCTAAAGTTAAGGCGCTACTTGAAGCTGAAGATGCTAAACCTATTGAGAAAGTTAAAAAGGCTGTCAAGAAAGTTACTCCGAAACTGAAGAAGGTACGTGCTCGTAACGCAGATGGAACTCTTCGTGGTGACGATCCTAGCACACCTGATGTTAATGAGGCGTGGACATACGTAGAGGATAAGTAATGGCACTTAATCAGTTAGGTAGGCCAGCTAGACGAAAATCTGTGTATGGTCATAATACAGGAACTACAACAGAGACAATCTATACCTGCCCACCTAACTGTACTACAGAGGTGACCTTCATTCACGTACATAACTCTAGTGGTAATACTAATATAGAGATTGAGTGGTATATTTCTGCAGATAACTATACATCCCATTTCTTAGAAGGTAAAAACCTAGGCGCAGGTGAGTACGTACAGTTCCCTGATATTGAACTTGTACTACAGGCTGGTGATGAAATAAGAGTAACACCTGCAACAGCAGCACATGTTGATAGTATTATGACTGTTACAGAAACCTTTGCTCAAACTAGATCATAACGGGTATGCAATAATAGGTACTACTACCTGACCTAATCATATGTATAACTATCTCCTGCATACAACAAAGGAGAACGTTATGCTAAACTTTCTAAAACGTGTATTCAAAGCAATTGAAGTAGCACAACAAAAACGCGCAGACTACAGACTACTACATATGCTATCTGAGCGTGAACTACGTGACCTAGGCATTGGTCGCTCACAGATTAAGGAAATCATCTATGGCGAGGAATCTAACGGAAAAGCAGCTTAAGTTCCTTGAGGTACTATTCGATGAAGCTGGCGGTGATGTTGTTACAGCTAAGAAACTGGCAGGTTATGCACCTGAGTCCAGCACTGCAGCAATTGTGGAATCTCTAAAAGATGAAATTGCAGATAAAACACGTACTTACTTTGCTCGTACTGCGCCCAAAGCTGCTATGGCTATGGTTGGCGCTTTATATGATCCTACTGAATTAGGCATCAAAGAAAAGATGGTAGCAGCAAAAGACTTGCTAGATCGTGCAGGACTTGGTAAAGTAGATAAAGTAGATGTCACTAGTGGTGGTGGCGGTATATTTTATTTACCACCAAAAGAAGGTACGAACGAATAAGTAAACCTATAATAATCCCTGAGAGGGAGTTAGGCTTTTGGCAGTTGCCTCTCCCTCCCAAGAAACACAACAAACAATGGCACACAATAGTTCGGGTAACAAAGAAAATACCGTGGGGCTATGAACTACATCCTGAGAATGATAGGCTACTTGTACCTATTGAGCATGAACTTGAAGCGTTAGAGCTTGCAAAACGACACCTTAAACAGTATAGTTACAGAGCAGTAGCACACTGGTTAAGTAAAGAAACAGGCCGTTACATATCACATATGGGCCTAAAGAAGAGAATTGAAGTTGAGCGAAGACGTAGGAAAGTCATTACAATTAAACGCAAGTTTGCCAAGTGGCTCCAAGAAACGCTATCGGAGATCGAAAAACTCGAAAGCCAAGGGGTCGGGGCGTACTCAGAGTCCAGAGAAGACAGTTGAAACAGTTGTCACCCCCAAACTAGATACTGTTC